ATCGGTTTGCCTGTTGCAGTATACTCTTTAAGTTCTTTATATAATCGTACGATCACTGGTAATGCTGCAATAGCTTTTCTTGCCGATACACTTTCAAGTTTGAGTGCAAGTGACGCTAAGGTTATTGAACGTATCATTGCAAAAGACTTAAAGTGTGGAGCATCAGGATCGACAGTTAACAAGGTCTGGCCGAACTTTATTTACGAATACCCTTGCATGCTGTGCAGTGGCTATGAAGAAAAATTGATAAATAAAATTAAGTTTCCCGCGACAGTCCAGCTGAAAATGGATGGAATGCGTTTTAACGCTATTGTAAAAGATAACACCGTTGAATTTCGATCACGTAATGGTAAAGAAATTCAGTTGCTTGGATATCTAGTTGATGACTTTATCAGACTAGCTGCAGGCAAAGATTATGTATACGATGGCGAGTTGTTAGTGGTTGATGATGGTGTAATTATGGATCGTCAAACTGGTAATGGCATCTTAAACAAAGCTGTTAAGGGTACAATTAGTACTATTGAAGCGTCAAAAGTAAATGCTACAGTTTGGGATGTTATACCTTATGAAGACTTTAAAAACAGTGTGTGTCGTATACCCTATAAAGATCGTTTTGAATCTTTGCAGAACGTTGATAACATTAACATCAGACTGGTCGAAAACACAGCCGTTGCGTCTCTTGATGAAGCTCGAGAATTATTTGAGTCTTACCTTGATAAAGGTCAAGAGGGGATTATCCTAAAAGACTCTACTGGAATATGGGAAAACAAACGTGTCAAACATCAGATCAAATTCAAAGGTGAGCTTGAGTGCGATTTACGAATCGTGGGCTGGGAAGAAGGTACAGGAAAATACACGGGAAGACTTGGTTCGCTTGTTGGAGAATCCTCCGACGGACAAGTTCGTACCAATGTCGGCACGGGATATAGCGATGATTTACGAGATAAAATCGGAAAAGAAGTAATCGGTAAAATCATGGCGGTAAAATACAACGCAAGAATTAAAGATAAGAACAGCGATACAGATGCGCTATTTTTACCAGTGTTCTTAGAAATTAGAGAAGACAAAACAGAAGCTGATTCTGGACCGAACATTAAGTAACAGGAGTTGATATGGCAAGTGATGGTGGCAAAGGTTCTGCACCAAGACCTTTTAGCGTTGCAAATGAAGACTATAAGAATCGTTGGGATTTGATTTTCTCAAGAGACTTAGAAGCAAAAGAAAAAGCTAAAGAAGCTTTAAGACAGTCGTCAGAAAATGAAGCAGATCGACTGAGTCTCTATGAAAGAGATGATGGTCCACTGACGAAAAAACAGCTCAATCAAATTAAATCATATAAATAAAATGAAGGCACCGGAACAGCCTTAATGTTCCATACACACACAGGAGACTATTATGTCAAAAAACCCTTTCGAACTACGCACCGAAATCCTTGGAATGGCCAAGGACTACATGGATCGTCAACAAGAAATCAATATGCAGTTTGCACATCGTGCATATGAAGCTGCAGTTGATGCTGGTAAAGTTACTGCTGAAACGTGGAAAGAATTCGCACCAGCACAATACTCTATCGATGAGCTAACTAAAAAAGCTCAAGAACTTTATGGTTTTGTTTCGAAAAAAGACTAAAGTAACAGTAGAATTCATATAAATAAAATATGAATCTAGGAGATCAAATTCAAATGCTACACCTCATAACATCGACGACAAGAAACAATGGTTGGAATGACCAGAGTTTTGCGCGCCCTTGCTCATATGAGATCAAAGGACCGCAACGGGGCTGAAGGTATAGCATAGAACTACACTCAAAGCCCCTCAAGTAGGGGCTTTTTTAATGGGCGAGTTCTCGTGATGAGATTTTGCAGTTGTAAGTTATTGATTCGTAAGGGTTTTTTATGACATTTTTACGTGTTGTTGTGCAGAATGTGGGACAACAGGTAAAAGTCGAATAAAAAGTGCGTAGATCTGTTCTAGCCTGTGTACAATAAATCGAAGTTGTGGTACAATACACCATAAGTTGAAAAACTTGTGGATGCGGTTCTAAAAAGTAACACTTAGGTGATACAAAAATATTTTTAGAAAAGTATGTACAATAAATCGAACTTGTTGTATAATTGATCTATCAAAACAAGGAAACAGAATGACAAAACGTACTTCGAAATCTTATGTGTTCACGGCAGATACAAAGTCTGCTGCAGACATGATGAGAATCGATGAAGTCAAGGGTGCTGTTAGCATGTTGAATAAAATGTCAACGACTAAAAGCCGAGTTGTTCTTCGTGGTCGTAAACCAGAAGTCAAGATGATTGCAGCCGCTGGCTACTTCAAAAAGGCTTCAGTTAAACCAGTTTCTTATGATTGGGGTGGCAACATCGTTGGCGGTATCGCTAACGCCACAATGATTGATGTTTATATCTATAAGCGTTAAATCACAAAAAGTGTTGTACAATAAATGATGGTTGTTATATAATAACCTATCAGCTGCTAAAAACAGCAAAGTTCTTTAAAAATTTATCTTGTGATATTTACTGCTATCGTCTATCGGTTAGGACAGCGGCTTTTCAAGCCGTTAAGCGGGGTTCGATTCCCCGTAGCAGTACCATATTAAAACGCATTGCTTGCCTGACCGTAAAAGTCGTGGTAAACTACAAAAGACAGAGGGTTCGAATCCCTGGGACTGGTAGTGTGTTTCAATATGGTAATGCCCTCTTAGCTCATCCGGTAGAGCAACCGCCTTGTAAGCGGTAGGTGGTCTGTTCGAGACAGACAGAGGGCACCAAAAATTAAATAAGGGTGGTTTAACATCCTGTAGACGGTTCGCCGGCTACGAAGAATAACTGTGGTGACACAGCCAAAGAAGGTATGCCTACATAACTTCGCTAGAGATAGTTCGTTTAAGCAAGCCTGCTCAGGCCCGTGAGGGTCCAATCACTGATAAGACCGGTGGTTGTAACAATGACGCTGGATGTTGTGGAAAGAATTAATGATTTAAGCGCCGAAAGGAAACGCAAGTCATTAGAGAGTAACAGGTGGTGCTGACCTCACAACAAAACCAGTCCAGTTAATTGGTATGAGAAAGGGTAGCATATTTGTCCGAGAGGTTGCACTCAAGGGCTTGTATGCAGTTTGAGTGGTTGATGGAGGTACGCGCAAGCCGAGACCCGACATTGATCGCAAAAGACGACTGAGTAGTTCGCAAGACAAAAGGTACGTGGTGTGTTGTATTGGGTAGTCCAAAAGATTATTCAGCAACTGAGTCAGCACATCGCAGTAGGTTCAGTTATAGGCTAATGGTAGGCCAACTCCCTGTTAAGGAGTCGACTGCGGGTTCAACTCCCGCTAACGATTAAAATGCAAAGACTGACTCGGTCGTATGTGAAAAGCATCTAATACTTGAGCTGCAAGGTAATCAAGTCAGACGTAACTCGCAAGGTGAAATCTGTTTATGCAGGAAGTTTCGTAACTGTTTAGCGACAGTGAATGGCTCTAAAGGTCAACGGGATAGAAAGCGTAGAATAGCATATGATGACAAGACTACTGCCTGTCTTTAAACGGCGATGTTGGTAACAGACTAGATTACATAGCAATATGGATTTAGTGGAAGTCAGAAGAAAGCAGTCTCGCAAGGATTGTAATAATGTCTGAGGTGTTACTCGGAAGGATGTATTCTCAGTCCTCCACTATTCTAAAACACATTAGATCCCTTTTAGTTGTTCGGGCTCTCCGGACCAACGGGCACTAGATCACTTTTAGTGTGTTTCAGAATAGATTGCCCCGGTGGTGGAATGGTAGACACGCTGGTCTTAGAAACCAGTGCCGAAAGGCGTAGGAGTTCGAGTCTCCTCTGGGGCACCAAAACTCTCCCTGACATATGGAGTACAATGAGATAAGTAATATGTCATCTTTCTAAAGCATGCTGCGGCGAACGCGACGCCGTTATGTGGATCATAGCTGGGCACTCAGGTCCAGTCACCAGTTCAATTCTGGTAAGCATGTTTTAGAAAGATTGGGCTGATAGTGATAATGGGAGCACAGTGGCTTTGCAAGCCTCGGGTCGGGGTTCGATCCCCCGTCGGTCCACCAAGTTTTTGTGTACAGTAATTCTTTATTGTTGTATAATTGATTTAATGATTTGGAGTGGATGCTCTAACGGTAGGGCAGCAGGCTGTAACCCTGTGGCTTCGGCAAGTAGGTTCGATCCCTACCCACTCCACCAAATTTAGGCTCGTTCGTATAGGGGTTATTACGTCGGATTGTCTATCCGATCACGGGAGTTCGAGTCTCCCACGAGTCGCCAAGTTTTGTGGTAAGGAAAGTAAAAGGAGAATGGGAAAGTTGGTTGCCGCTGACTAGATACCTCACCTGCCACAGTTTGCCCTTGTAGCTCAGAGGAAGAGCATTCGCTTGATAAGCGAAAGGCCGACATTTCGAAATTGTCCAAGGGTACCAAGTTTTTATCTCCCTGATGTAATGGCAGCATGTCGGTCTCCAAAACCGTTCGTGAAGGTTCGAGTCCTTCGGGGGATGCCAAGTTTTATTGCGGGTAGGGTCAGGTCACCACTCCGGTCTCATAAGCCAGGAGCATCGTTGGTTCAAATCCAACACCCGCTACCATTTTTATTTTCTTATGTTATAAATAAGTCAATGGTTCTATATAAATAGAACAGGAGACTACTATGACAAAGAATGAAAAAATAAGCCAAAGCTTAAAAAAGTATTTTGAAGAAAATGAACATCCAGGCAAGGGAAAAGCTGGATGGAAACATTCAGATGAAATGAAAAAGCATAAGCAAAAGAAAACAATTGAAGCATGGGATAAAAAAGGTAGAGTTTCAGAAGCTCATAAAAAAGCTAGAAACAAAGCCAACGTCTATGCTTATAGAGCTAGATTAAGAAATGCAATTCCTGAAGATGCAAATCTTAAGCTAATTCAGAAAATTTATGAAAATTGTCCTGAAGGTTATCATGTTGATCATAAGACTGCATTAGCTTCTAATGGTAAACATCATCAAAACAATCTTCAATATTTGCCAATAAGTGAGAATTGTCGTAAGGGTAAAAGTACTCAATACGATGAATCATTAGCACTTAATTGGAAAGATTTTTATTCCGTAGAATCCGAGCCAGGTGCACGGACTTGACTGTTAATCAATGACTAGCTGGGTTCGAGTCCCAGATACGGAGCCAAATATTCTCGATGTAGTGAAATGGCATCACCCGTGCTTTGGGAGCATGTAGCGCAAGTTCGATTCTTGCCATCGAGACCAATTTATGATTGTATGAAGTAGACAGAAAAGGATTCAAGACTCGGGGGCAGTGCCCGACAGGTCCACCATAAACATACTGCAGAGCAAATACTTGAGGCATTGTAAAGACACTTCCGTAAATCAATGTCATCCGCGGAAACCAAGAAGGGAAGTGCTGAATAGTATGTTTTTGATGGGCCTGACACAGGATCGATTGGGTCAAGAGTATTGAAATGGACAGTCCGGCAATGTAGAAGCCGTAGGATTG